TGAACGAGGCGGACGGTTCGTCGGGCAATGGTGCTCCGACGGCCCCGCCTGCTCCTACTACGCCGGTCGCTGAACCGAAGGCACCCGAATCGCCGCTGACCGCCGACGTGGTTGCAACCCTGGTTGCTACCGCTGTCGACGCGAAGCTCAAGGCATTCGAGAACGGGCTGTTCGCGAACGCCCGTAAGGCAGGGCTGCTCAAGAAGGACGATCCGCCCGCACCGGCATCTGCTGCGGCACCCGCACCGACGGGGCTCACGGCTGCCGAGGTCGAGGCCATGCTCGAGCGCGAGCGCGTTGTTACGCGCGTCGCTACCGAACACAAGCTGACCGACGCGCAGGTGAAACGCATGAAGGGACTCCTCGCGGCTGAACGGCCCGAGAACGTCTCCGACTGGGTCTCGTCTTTCGTGACCGACATGGGGTTCGTGCGGCCAACGGAAACTCAAACCACGACCACTGTAGCCGTCGCTCCAAGCGCAGCACCGATCTCCGACCGCGGCACACCCGCTCCAAGCGGTGCAACCGGATGGAAGTACGAGATCTCGACGAATCCAATGAGCATGTCCAAGGCGGCCATTGCCGCCATGAACGCCGAACTCGGCGAGGACAAGGCTCGACGTCAGCGACTCGACGCGGCACGCGCTCAGGCCGAACGGCTTCAGGTGGTCATCCCACGAGGGTGATGTATGGCTATTTCAGGCGCAACTACAGCAACTTCTCTGACCGAGCTCGTAAACAGCGAGTGGATCGCAGACTTCATCGCGGACTGTCTTGGGAACTTCAAGAACCCGTCGCAGTTCTTCCTTCCGTGCAACATCAACAACCAGTCGCCGACTGTCTCTCAGCCGCGCTGGGTGTCTGACGTCGGCACCGTCCCCGAGGACGGCGCCGCGGTCGACACGGAGTTCGACGCCACCGAGGCGACAGATCTCACTGCCAACGAGCTGGAGACCACGGAATCTGGGTTCTCGGTCTCCGAGTACGGTCTGCTCCGTCAGCCGTCGGATACCGCGCTCGAGGATGCGACGGTCATCACCATTCAGGACATCGTTGCCAACGCGACGAGCATTCTGATGGACGCGATGAACGACGACGCGTGCGCGCTGTTCGCATCGCTGTCGGCCTCGGTCGGCACGTCGGGCACGGACTGCCGCGTCTCGGACGTCAACGACGCGATCTACAACCTCGCACGCCGCGGCGTGAAGGGTGAACTCGTCGGTATCTTCGACAACGTCGCGCTGGAGGATTTCCAGACAGCGCTCGAGGCTGCGTCGTCCAACATGGCAGTCTACGCCGGTGCGGCCGATCGCCTCATGGGCGCGTCGTCTGACTCGGCACAGGGTCGCACGGTCGATGGCTACACGCTGACCTACAAGGGCGTGCCCATCTACCGCCAGGGCCTCACGGACACCGCGAACACGGGAGCTGACGTTGTGTCGGCGATCTTCGTCCGTGGCGATCTGCCGGCGCAGCGCACGATGGCGACCTACGGTCAGGCTTCCCGCCGTCCAATTCGCCTCGAGACGCAGCGCGCGGCCGAGTCGCGCACGACCAAGATGGTGTTCTCGGCCCGCTGGGGCTGCGGCGCGATCAACGGTCAGACGGGCTGCAAGCTCGTTACCGACGCGTAGTCAGTCGCCGGCTCGATCTGGATACGTCCAGACGGGCTGGCTGTTTTGCGGGGTGGAGCAGCCCGGTAGCTCGTCGGCCTCATAAGCCGAAGTCGCAGGTTCAAATCCTGTCTCCGCGACGATGGCAAAGTTTAGTCAGAGCCCGATCAACAACGTCCTCGCGGCCGAGCGAGCGCGTGCGCCCGTTTCGATCATCCACGACGGTGAACAACGTCTCGATCGCCGTCCATACGGCAAGATCGAACGGTTCGTCGATCCGGTCGGCAACGTTATCACCGTCCAGATGGCGCAAGCCGGAGACCCTTCGCCGAAGGCAGCAGCAGAACGTAAGCGCCTCTTGCTACATGCGGAAGGCTGGGTCGAGCACACCAAGTGCCCGTTTCGCCACGGACACCATAACAGCGTGACGGGGCTACAGCGCGAGTTCAACAAGATGCCGCGCAGCCTCGTGGGCGAGTGCAATGGCGACCCCGCGCCGATGGCGGTTGTCGACGGCGAGAAGCACGCACAGAAGGCGTGTCAGCACATCGAGTGGCTCATCGTTGATCGCCGTGCGCGTGAAGCCGTGCAGTCCAAGAAGCGCAATGCGGCGATGTACGCCGAGGAGAAGCGCAAGGCCGACGCCGCCGCGCTCGCAGAGGCACAGCTCGAGATGGTTAAGGAGCAGATCGAGGAGCGTAAGGCACGTAAGGCGAAGCCAAAGGCGCCCGAGTGAAGATTTCCGCCGTCACGCCTGACGATGCTGCAAGCGATCCGGCCCATCCCGATCACGATCGGTGGGTCAAGGATCGCACTCTCGCAATGGAGGCGAGGCACGCGGCGGTTCAAGGTCGCACGTTCCGTCAGGCCGAGACGGAGAACGCGTTCTGGCTTGCTCGCGCGGAGGCGATGGCTCGCGGCCACAAAGATCCGGTCGGCAAGCCACAGCAGCGCAAGCGCAAGACCCGCGAGGAGCGGCTCGCAAATCGTCCGGTGCAGGTTCGCGCCGCGAAGCCAGAGAAGCCTGTAACGCTTGCGCGGCTGTCCCCCTGCGGGCGCTGTGGGATCTGTCGCGCGTGCAAGCGCGAGAAGCGCGTGCTGCTCATCAGTCAGCGCGCCAAGCAGGGTGACATGAAGTTCGTCACGATCATGTGGCGTCTCAGCGTCGACGGGATGCACGCGCTCACGTGTAGCGGTCGGTTCAAGGGGCTTACGAAGCGCGACGCCAATCGCAAGCTAATGGCCGAGCTCGAGGACATCTGTGACTCCACGGTGATGCAGATGGGGCCGTGGCGGTAATGCGCGTAGTGCAGGACATCGTCTTCGGCATCACCGGACAGACTCTCTATTTCGACTGTCCCGAGGGGCGCCCGTCGTCGGTGACATCGGTTGCGGTTTACGCCTGGGACGTCGGCGACAACGCGCTGGCGGAGGTCGCCGCAGGTGCCGGATCCGTCGAGACTGGACCAAACACGACTGTCGACGCTGCCTCTGGCTGGGGGCAGGCAAACCCGAACGTTGTTAACGTCGCCGCCACGACTAGCTTCGTCGCCGATCGCTCGTATCTCCTGACTGGCGCGGACGGGTTCAGGGAGTGGATCGATATCGCAGAGATCGACTCGGGCAACAGCGTGACTGCGCTGCACCCGCTGCATAACGCGTATGCGTCTGGCGACACCGTTCAGTCAACGCGCATCCAATCGTCGATTGATTCCACGTGGGTCGCGAACATCAACAAGTTGCGCACCGACGCAGGACCGAATCCGCATTACCGAGTGCGCTGGGTCTACGTCGTCGCTGGCGTCACGCACGTCGCTGACTCGTACTTCAACCTCGTTCGCTATGCCGGTACGCACGGCGTGTTGCCGCAGAACGTGGCCTCCCTCGCTCCGGGGTGGATGGACGGACTGCCAACGGACTACTGGGCCAATCAGGGGCGCGCGCTGATCGACAACGCGTACACCGCGGTCAAGTTCGACTTGCACGCGATTTGGGACGACGACTCGATGATGGCCAACTCGGAAATTGTCGACGAGTTGACTCGCTACAAGACGATCGAACTCGGCGAGTTCGCCAAGGTGCTCTCGGGCAACGGGGACTCGGTGCAGTACCAGGTCGCCCGCGATGCCTATCGTACTCGCTTTGACTCGCTCTCTCGTATCACCAACAAAACGCCCATCCGCAATGTCAGCGGCGCGGCGAGTAACAAACCGGCCATCGGGCTCAGCAGGAGATAACCATGTCGCAGATCGCATCCGTTCGCCGTCGCCACCCAGAGCTCGAAAGTCGATACAACCCACGCGGCACGTACCGCATGAACGTGTCGACCGGGTCGGTGACTCTCGCGTCCGCGCGCACCACGACCGCGGGACACTTGTTCGCCTGGCGCTGGGCAGCGACGACCGGCGAGCACTGCTACATTCGGAAGATCTCAGCGCGGTTCACGCTGACGACGGCGTACACCACGGCACAAGAAACCGGCTGCGATCTCATCGTCGCGCGCAGCTACACCGCAAGCCACACGGGGGGCACGTCGGTCGACACCGGCTCGACGCTGGCCGGTTCGGGGAAGCTGCTCTCGCACATGCCGACGTCCCTCATGGGCACGGCCGGGCTCGTCAGGGTCGCCACCACGGGCGATCTGACGGCAGGCACGCAGACGCTCGATGCCAATCCGCTCTCGTGCACCAGCGCATGGTGCGGCGCGATCGGCGCGCAGGTTGTCGACGTCGATGGCGGCGGGCGACTGCTCTACGACGCTCGTCGCGACGAGTCGCCGCTGGTTCTCGCACAAGACGAAGGCTTCGTTATCCGCAACCTCATCCTGATGGGAGCGGTCGGCGTCGGCCGCTGGGACTTCGGCGTGGAGTGGGACGAAGGAGTGCCGGCGTAATGGCGATCGGGGCAAAGACAGACACGATCGCGGGGGAGTCGTTCGTGGTCGAGATGCTGGCGTCGGCTACGGCCGCGAACGGCATTCCGACGTCCACGGCCGGGATTGACGTCAACGACCTGCGCAAGGGCGGCAAGGTGCCAGACAAGATTCGGGTCGGCGTCGTATCGACTGCCGGATCCGGCACGATGACGGTGACCCTCCGAGTCTGGGGGCGCGTCGGCGGGATTTGGATGCGAATGAAGGATCTGGATTCATCCAGCGCAGCGCCGCAAACTGCCGTTGCGATTCCGGAGACCAGCGCCGACGCTATCCAATTCGCCGAGGAGGTCTGTGGCGTGTCCGGGTGCTCGCGGCTTTACCTAGAGATCCTCGCTATCGCTGGTTCGAGCACGGCGGTTACCGGCTACGCGATCGTCGGCTAACCCGTAACACTCTCCCTCCCCGCGCTCGCCGCTCACTCTCGCGGCTAGATGCGCACCCGCAACATCGCCGTTGGCGGCGGCTTCATCGTCGGCCTGGCCATCGCGCTCTCCATGGGGCAGGGGCAACTCGGCGGCGGTGGGCTGTCGCGCGTTGTTCATGACTCGACGCTCACTGGCTCGGGGACGACGTCTGCGCCGTTGGGCTTTGCGTTTACGACTGGCGACGCCGTTCTTCGAGGCACCGGAACAGGGGTCGGCTCATCGTCGATCACAGACGACCTGAGCGACATCACGATCGGAGGCGGCGGCGGCACATTCGGCGTCAACGTCGGAACGGGGAACTTCTACGGAGGCGACGCGTCCGTTAACGGCTTCTCGGCGAGCGGCCTTGCTCAATTTTACGGACAGGTCCAGGTCATCGGTAATCCCGTGATCGGCCCGACTGGCTTCCAGACGGCCGGAGGCGCGTGGTGGACATCGGGCACCGGATCGCCGGAAGGCGTGTACGGATACCCCGTCGGCTCGATCTTTTCGCGAACCGATGGCAGCGGAGGGACATCCCTCTACATCAAGGAAAGCAACCCTGCCCTCGCGACCGGATGGGTATCCCTCGGATC